ATCCGCGACGGGCGGATCTCCGTCCATGCCGGCGAGGCTCTGAGCCACCTGGAGCGGGCGGCGCAGGAAGAGGCGCTGCGGCTCGAGGAAAAGGAGATCATCCAGCGCGCCAAGGAAATCCGCCAGAAGCGGCAGGAGATCCGTCATGCCGTGCGGTTGACGCATATGGCGCATGTGGCGGAGGCCGGCTCGTCGACTGCGGGCAAGGTCAGCCAGAAGTTCCCGGTCATCTATGCCGATCCACCGTGGCAGTTCGGCGTGCGCTCGGAAGTGACGGGGCGCGAGAAGAGCGCCGAGAACCACTATCCGACCATGCCGACGGATGCCATCTGCGCACTCTTCGACGAGATCGGTTCGCCGGCCAAGGCGGATGCGGTGCTCTTCCTTTGGGCGACTAACCCGATGTTGCCTGATGCTCTGCGCGTCATGGCCGCCTGGGGCTTCACCTATGTGCACCACTGGATCTGGGACAAGGAAGTGGCGGGCACCGGCTATTGGGGCCGCGATCGGCACGAGCTGCTCCTTATCGGTAGGCGCGGCGACCCGGTCTCGCCGCTTCCCGGCTCGCAGCCGGAGACGGTCTATCGCGAGCGGAAGGGCAGGCATAGCGCCAAGCCGGATTACTTCGCCGAGCAGATCGAGCGGCTCTACCCGGCCATGCCGAGGCTCGAAATGTTCTGCCGCAGCCCGCGCCCGGGCTGGACGGAATGGGGGTTTGAAGCCGCGACAGAGGAGGCAGCTGAATGACCTCCATGCTTCCCATCATTGAGGATCTCGCCGATGCGCCGGACCACAAGGCGCGGGCGCGCTGGCTACTCGAGGTACCGCTCGCGGTGATCATTCGCGACCAGGTGACCATCCACCGGCTGCTCTCCGCGGCCGGTTTTCACGAGGGTCTTGCCTACTTCGCAGCCGAGATCTCGGCGCTCTCGGCGACGCGAGGCCGTGACGGGCTTGCGCCGAACACAATCCGCATGACGCGGGAACACGCCCGCATTGGAATTCAGATCATTGCGCGCGGGGGTGCGCTGGAGGGGGCAAGGTATGTTCAGAACTGATCTTTTCAGCGAGACCAGCACCGATGCGCTGATGGCCTCGGCCTACATCGGCGCTCCACTCATAATCGACAGCTTTGCCGGCGGCGGCGGTGCTTCGACGGGTATCGAAATGGCGCTCGGGCGCTCGCCTGACATTGCCATCAACCACAATGCCGACGCGCTGGCGCTCCACGCAGCGAACCATCCGGAGACGCATCACCTTTCCGAGAACGTCTACCGCGTCGACCCGCTCGACCACCTCAAAGGCAAGCACATTGGCCTCGCCTGGTTCTCGCCGGATTGCAAGCATTTCTCGAAGGCCAAAGGCGGCAAGCCGGTCGAACGCAACATCCGCGATCTGTGCTGGATCATTCCCGGATGGATCGAGCGCATCCAGAAGAGCGGCGCCGCGTCGATGTCGTGATCATGGAGAACGTCGAGGAGTTCAAGGATTACGGTCCGCTGGTCGCGACAGATCGCGGGCTGATGCCGGACCCCGAGCGGCGCGGCGAGAATTTCGAGAAATGGCGCAAGAAGCTGCGGCGGCTCGGCGGTAAGATCGAGTTTCGCGAGCTGCGCGCCTGCGACCATGGCGCTCCGACGATCCGCAAACGGCTGTTTGTGATCATCCGGTTCGACGGCAAGCCGATTGAATGGCCTGAGCCAACGCACGGTAGGCCTGAGGACCCGGATGTGATCTCCGGCAAGAAGCTGCCGTGGCGTACCGCAGCTGAATGCATCGATTGGTCGCTGCCTTGCCCGTCGATCTTCGACACATCGGAGCAGATCTGGGCGAAGCACCAGCTGCGCGCCGTTCGGCCGCTTGCCGATGCCACAATGGCTCGCGTGGCGAGAGGGATGAAGCGCTACGTTCTCGATGCGGAGCGGCCGTTCCTCGTCCAGACGGGATACGGCGAGCGGGCAGGGCAGAAGCCGCGCGCCATGAGCGCCGATTATCCGTTGGGCACGGCTGTAGCCGGCGGCGTGAAACATGCGGTTATCACGCCCATTCTGACGGCAGCGCAGCATGGCGGCTCGGTTCGACCGATCGACGATCCGGCGCATACGGTGACCGCCAGCCGCAAGGACCAGAATTCCGTCATCGTGCCGACGCTGGTGGGTTGCGGCGGCCGGGCAGGGCAAAGCCGCCCGCGTGCTGGCGACGAGCCGGTCGGCACGATCACGGCCAAGGCGGATGGCTGCGTTGCGGTCGCCTTCCTTGCGCAAAACAACTATCTTGAGCCTGGCCATGATGCGCGCGAACCACTGTCGACGATCGTCGGCAGGGGCAGCACGCAGAGCCCAATAGTTGCTTTCATGGCCCAACACAATGGCGATCCGCGCAGCGATGGCAGCGAGGCCGCTCGGACCGGGCGTGATGCTGGCGAACCATTAGCGACCATCACACAATCCGGAAGCCAGCAGAGCCTTGTCGCTGCTTTTGTCGCTCGCCAGTTCGGCACATCGACAGGTCATGCGGTCGACGCGCCTACGGCGACTGTTATGGCGGACGGCGGCGGCAAATCGCAACTCCTGATGCCGTACCTGCAGGCCTATTACGGCACGGGGGATGGGCAGCACGAGACGGGGCCGATGCGCACCGTCACGACGAAGGACAGACATGGCCATGTCGAGGCGACTATCGGCGTCCCGCCCTTTGCCGCGGCGCAGGCCGATCGCGCGCGCCAGGTCGCTGGCTTCATGCGCGCGCACGGCTTCTGGGACGATCGCGAGTTCGTGACCGTCGAGATCTCGGGCGAGACCTTCGTCATCATCGATATCGGCATGCGGATGCTGACACCGCGCGAACTCTACAACGCACAGGGTTTCCCGTCCGACTACGTCATCAATGGTGCTTGGAACTATCAGGCGGACGGCGCCGGACCAGTATGGCGTGAGTTCTCGAAGTCCGTGCAGGTCTCCTGCGTCGGTAATTCGGTGTCCCCTCCGGTGGCACAAGCGCTCGTCGCGGCCAATTGCAGCCACCTAGCAGTGCGGCGGCAGGAGGCCGCGTAAATGAGCATCGCCATCATGTCACAATTATTTAAAGCGCATCTCGGCTCGACGAACCGGAAGATGCTGGCCGTGCGCCTGGCGGACTTCGCCGACGACGACGGCAAGGGCATCTGGCCGACCGTCGGCCGGCTTGCCCAAGAGACCGAGCTTTCCGAACGCTCGGTGCAACGCATCCTCGCCGAGTTCGTCGAAGAGGGGCTGCTGGTCGTCGTCAGGAAGGGCGGCAGCAAGCCCGGAGAGGCGACCCGCTACGATTTCAACATGGCTGCGCTCGCAAGGTTGAAGGTTCCGAAAACGGCGTCCGACGGGTGCCACGGTGTCACCCATGACACAGTGTCACCCGTGACAACGGCGACGTCTATGGGTGACACAGACGACGCCGACGGGTGTCACCGTGACACCCAAACCGTAATAGAACCACCAATAGAACCATCAGAGAGAGAGGATGCGCGCGAAGGCGATTTGAAGGATCAGGACGATCCGTCGAAATTCGGCAAACGGGTGAAAGCTCTCGAAATGGGGATGGCGAACAATCCGTGGCCGGGTGCGATCGCCTCCTCGACAACTTGGGCTCTGCAGCAGTTTGAGAAGCTGACGCCGGAAGAGCGGCGTTTGGCTGAGGAGCGGCGCGATTCATACCTCGCCGAGTGCAAGGCGCAGAAGGTCAAGAACGTGGCCCTCGGCGTCTACCTGCGGGACAAGAAGTTCCTCGACGTCTCGCCGCTGGCCGGGAAGGTGCAGGCACCGAGCACGAAGATCCCGGTTGCTCCGTTCGGCCCCGTTTGGGCCGGAATTCGGGCGTTAGCGCTGCTCGACGGGGCTGAGCCCGTGGAGGTGCCGCTCGATGTGCGGGATCGCATCCACCAGACTTTCGAGACCCTGATGCGGACAAGTGAGGCGCGGGCGCGTTCTTACGTAGGCGGCAAGGGGATCGAGGTCGGTGCTGGCGGCGAGCTGATTTTTCCTCATGACTTCGACCAGGCGGAGCACCGTCGCCGAGTGATCGAAAATGGCTTTCCTCGGGTGAATGAACTGCACTCGCAGGCCAAGAACCGCGACCGGAGCTCTGCAGACGCGCGCTTCGAGGTGCTGACTAATCTCTGTGAGCCGGTGCCTGTTGGCTCTGATCTCTTTGAGAGCTGGCGGTCGTATCACGAAGATGCCAGCTGGCCGTTCGTGCCTGACCCCGGCTCGATGCCCGTCATCTACTTCCCGAAGGGCGGACCGGAGCGGCTTCACCATTTTGAGACCGCCGCGAGGGCGGCACTGAGACAGGAGCGGAGCAATGATCATGCAGCGTAGGAAACTCTCCGGAAGCCCGATCGCGCTGCAAGGCCGTGAGCGGTTCTCGGACAGAATTCGGCGAATCACAGCAGCGAACTTGAAGGCAGCATCTATGAAAGTGACGGAAATGAACCCCGAGAATGCCCGTTGGTACTGCCTTCATGTGAAGAGCGGCAAAGAATTCGATGTGGAAAACGCATTGACGGCAGCGAATGTCGAGGCGTTCATGCCGCGAGAAAGGGTTGTTTTAGTGCGCCACGGGCGGAAAATCGAAAGCGAGCGCCCGTTCTTTCCGAGCTACCTGCTGGTGCGAGTGGTGCCAACTCCGGAAGCGTTTCATGGCCTGCGGTACCAGAAAGACGTACTCGATTTCGTCGGTGGACCGGCTGGATACCATGTCATCAACGATGCGGATGTAGTTGTTTTTAAAAGGCTCTCTGATGGTGTTGAGGCGCCCAGAGTAGCAACCGATAAGTCTTTTCGTGATGGGGATCAGGCGGACATCGTGCTTGGACCGTTCGCCGGCTTCAGGTGCGTTGTGACGGCGGTGAAGTGGTGCCGGCAGGCAAAGGCGAGCGTGCGAATTGACGTACAGGGCAGGCCGTTCGATATCGAGAGCATGCCTCTTGCGTTTCTCCGAAAGCTATGAGAGTCATTTTGCACGGACGAGCCGGAAGACGTTACCCTCCGATCCCCTAGCCAACGCGCTAGGGCAGAGCAGGCAAGAAGCCTCAGGGACCAACGCTCCAGCCCCACGCCCAAACAGCCTCCAGGTGGAGGCACCGACTCAGGGCCAGTGCTACTGCTATGTTTAGATGATGGGCGACCGAGAGGTCGCCTTTCTCCGTTAAAGGTTATGGACAGGCCGTTTCGGAGCTTCTGATGTTCGACGCTCAGATCAAAGTCGATCTCCAGCAGTTCAATCGATCCTTGACTGATATCGAGCGGAAGCAGCTGCCCTATGCCATCATGCTCACGCTGAACGAGACGGCCAAGGGCGGTCGCCTTGAAGTCCAGCGAGAGATGGATCGGGTCTTTGACCGGCCAACGCCGTATGCAAAGCGTGGGGTCGTTTATGACCGTGCATCGCGCCAGAACCTGAGGGCGGCGGTTGTCGTGACCGGTGACCGAACGAAGGGCGGCTTGCCTGCGACGGCATTCCTCGGGCCGCAGATCGAAGGCGGCATGCGCACCCATAAGGCCTTCGAGCGGCAGCTCGTCGACCGTGGATTGATGCAGCGGAACCTGGTGGCCGTGCCGGCAAAGCGGGCGCGGCTCGATCGCTACGGCAACATGACGCAAGGGTTTCTGAACCGTGTCATGGCTGACCTGCAGATCGACTATCGCGGTGCTGGTGCGAGCCGTGCCCGCACCTCGTCGTCGCTCAAGCGGAACAAGAACTACAAGAACGCGCGGTTCTTCGTGCCGAAGCAGCCTTCGCATCTCTACCCGGGCGTTTACCAGCGTGATCCGGCAACGAATGCCATCCATCCGGTGATCCTGTTCGTGCCTCAGGTCTCGTATCGCATCCGCCTTCGCCTGCGCGAAGTCGTCGAGCGGTACGTGGTCGCCAACGTCCACGATCATTTCGCCGTCGCCTTCCAGCGGGCGGTTCGGACTGCCCGATAGGCCGCTCCGACGGTTCATGGGTCCTTCCTGGCATCCGCCCGCCTGCGGGTATTTGGCACGGCGGAGGTTGTCCAGTCTGAGCGATTTTTTGAAGCCTAAAGTCAGAGCCTAAACTAAAGAACGCGGCTAAAGTCGGACCTAAAATGACACTGTCCGCTGAAACCATGACCAAGGGCGCTTTCGCCGCGCATATCGGCGTGAGTGCCGGTCGCATCTCGCAGTACATCGCCGAGGGCAAAATCTACGGCGATGCGCTCGAAGGCGATGGCAGGACGGCGAAGATCAGGCCGGCGATCGCGCGGCAACAGCTCCAGAAGACGCTGGAGCCGTCGCAGCGGTTCGGGGCCAACGGTGTGGCTGTACTCAAGTCGGCGGCCGCGCAACCTGCATTGCAGCTCGCTCCGTCCGATGGTGCATCCGCGCCGCCGCCGCGGTTGAACTTCACCGACGATGTTGCCGACCAACTCGCGGCCGAGCGCCTCCGCCAACAGCAGATCACGACTGCACGACTCGAGCGCGAAGAGGCGTTGGAAGTCGGCCGTTACATGCTGACCGACGAGGCCAGACGCCAGACGGTGCGCGCCGTGTCCGAAGCCTTCAAGGTCATGGAACAAGGCATCCCGGAAATGGCAAAGGCGATCGCGGCCCAGTTTGGCGTACCGATGCATGACGCGACGCATGTGCTGTTGAAGGTGTTTCGCGATGTTCGCGCGAAGAAGGCAGCCAGCTTCCGCACCTCCGCAGACGAGTTGCCGGAGCAAATCGAGGACGAGCAGCCGTGACGATGCTCTACAATCCCGAGCGGCTCGTCTACGAGGTCCTCGCGGAGATCTGCGAGCCGCCGCCGGCGGTCGATTATCTCAAGTGGGCCAAGGACAACATCGTATTTTCCGAGCGCATCACGGACCATCCGGGACCGTACAACGAAGACCTGGTGCCGTTCTTCTCGGAGATCCTGCGGGCGCTCTCGCCGGAAGATCCGTGCAACATCGTGAGCCTCGCGAAGTCGGCGCAGATCGGCGGTACCATCTGCGCCAACATCTTCACCCTCGGCTCCCTCGACATGGCGCCCGGCGATTTCCTCTATGTCCACCCGACTGAGGAGAACGCAGCGCGCTGGTCGAAGACGAAGCTGATGCCGCTGGTGCGCGAGATGCCCGCGGTCGCCAAGCTGTTTTCGCAGAACAGCCGCGATGCGAGCAATTCGGTGCTCTACAAGGAACGCATCGACGGGCGTGGCGCCATCCAGGCGGCCGGCGCCAATTCGCCGGCAGGCCTGTCGATGATCTCGCCGCGAAAGCAGGTCCAGGACGATCTTGCCAAGTGGCAGATGAACGAGGCTGGCGATCCGGAGGTCCAGGCGGATAGCCGCAGCAAGGCATTCTTCAACGGCAAGATCTTCAAGATCTCAACGCCGATGGTTTCGCCGGGCTGCAAGATCACGTCGAACTATCAGGAAGGGACGCAGGAGACCTATCACGTCCCGTGTCCGCACTGCCACGAGCTGCAGGAGCTGCGCTGGGAGAACATGCGGGATCACATCGATCCCGAGCATCCGGAGCAGGCGCATTTCGTCTGCATCCATTGCGGCTGCGAGATCCACGAGCACCATCGCGAATGGATGGTGAAGCCGGAAAACGGAGCGAAGTGGGTCGCCAAGTATCCGGAGCGCGGCCGCCGCCATCGGTCCTTCCGCATCTGGATGGCCTATTCTCCTTTCGAACGCTGGGAGAACCTGGCGCGCGAGTGGCTGACGCTGCAGGCCGGCGGACCGGAGAACCGGGAAAAGGGCTCCGGCGCCGAGCAGACGTTCTGGAACGACTGGCTTGGGCTCGCCTTCGAGGCGGACAACAAGGCGATCGACTGGGAGGTGCTCCGGGATCGCGCCGAGGACCACGGTTTCCAGCGTGGTGTCATTCCGGCCGAGGCGCTCGCGTTGGTGCTTGGCATGGACGTGCAGGGCGACCGTGTCGAGTGGCTGCTGGTCGGCTACGGCAGGAATCGGTACCGGGCCGTCATCGATCATGGTGTCATCGACCATCGCGCCGGCAGCCACCTGGCGGACGCGAAGGAACATTCCGGCCATATCTCGGAGCCGGAGGTTCGCGCCGCCCTCGATCGGCTGCTGCAGCGCGAATGGCTCGACGATGCCGGACGCAAGCGCACCGCCGACCGCGTCGCGATCGACGGCAACGCCTATACCGACGATGTCTGGAACTGGGTTCGCAAGCATCCGAAGTCGCGAGTCATCATGGTTCGCGGCGGCAACACGGAAGCCGCGCCGCCGATCGTGCAGACGAAAGAGTATGACCGAAAGGGCAAGCCGAAGAAGCAGAAGTGGTCCTCCCGCTTCTTCACCTTCAACGCCTCCGCCTTCAAGATCCGTCTCTATCGGGACTACAAGAAAGACGATCCGGAACAGGCGGGCTGCATCCGGTTCGCCCGCGGCTTCGGAGACGATTTCTACCAGCAGGCGACATCGGAAGCCCGTGTACCGGAGAAGACCCGGAGCGGTCACACCCGCTACGTCTGGAAGCTCTCCGAGGGCAAGCGCAACGAAATCATCGACATGCTCAATCAGAGCCTGGCCGGTGCCTATCGCTGGGGCGTGCCCTACTGGACCGACGAGGAATGGGACGCGATCGCCGATCGCCTCGGCCGCCTCGAAGCGCCCCAACAGGGCGATCTCGAGGATCACCTGAACCAGATCGCCGTCAAGACCGAACCTGCCGCAGGCCAGAGCGCCGCGGCAGAACAGCAATCGCCGCTCGTCGCTGCCGCCCTCGCGCGTGCCGCCCGGGCAGCGCAGCGAAACCGCTAGGAAGATCCATATGGCACTGACCGAACAGGAACGCGCCGTGCTTCTGGCACGGCTCGACGAAGCACGTGAGGCCTTGCACCAGATGGAGATCGGCCGCGCCGAGGTCTCGCTCAGCTATAACGGCGAGAGCGTCACCTATGCCACGACCAATATCGGCGCGCTTCGCCAGTATGTCCGCGGCCTTGAGGCGAAGCTCGGCCTTCGCCGCTTCGCCCGGGCGCGCAGCCGGGGAGTGATTTTCGGATGAGCAGCGAAGTCACGATCCTCGGCCCGGACGCGAAGCCGCTATCGCCGGCGGTGCGTGCCGCTGCGCGCGTACAGGTCGCGAAAAACCGGCTGATGGCGTCCTCGGCTTACCAGGGTGCATCCTATGATCACCCGTCCTTCGCCAAATGGCGGCCGGGCACCTGGTCCGGTCAGTCGGCGCTCACCTGGTCGCGCTCCGAGCTCGTCGACCGGCTGAACGACGTCGCGCGCAATGACGGCTGGGGTGCCGCCGGCACCTCGCGCCTCGTCGACAACATCATCGGCTCCGGCTGGACGCTCGCGGCGCGGCCGAACCATGTCTCGCTCAACATGACGTTTGAGCAGGCGGAGGAGATCGCCGACAAGATCGAGGCCCTGTGGCGCGACTATACGCAGGATGTCGACAAATGGTGCGACGCCGAGCGGACGAAAACCATGGCCGGCGTTCTCGGCCTTGCTGCGCGTCAGCGGTTCGGTCCCGAGGGCGAGGCCTTCGGTGTCATCGTCTGGCAGGACAATGCGCCGCTGTTCCAGACGGCGATCCATGTCGTCGATCCGGCCCGGTGTTCGAACCCCCACGGTCGCATGGACGAAGAGTTCCTGCGCGACGGCGTCGCCATTGACGGTTACGGCGCACCGGTCGGCTATCACTTCCGCAAGTCGCATCCTGGCGAGTTCTTCGCCGGGAATACTGGCATGTGGCAACATTGGGAGTATGTCGAGCGGGAGACCGAATGGGGGCGCCCGATCGTCGTTCACGCCTACGAGCAGAAGCGCGCCGGCATGACGCGCGGCGTTTCCGACTGGGCGCCGGTCATGCGGTCGATCAAGCAGTCGACCGATTACGAGGACTATGAAAGCCAGGCGGCGATGCTGAACGCTGTCATGGCTGCCTTCATCGAAACGCCCTTCGATCCCGAAGAGATGCTCGAGGCGATGGGCGCGGATTACGGCAACGACGGAGTCGCCAAACTCTTCGGCGAAATGTCGGCCGCGCAGAAGGCCTACTACGGCGCTGCACCGATCGACTTGCCCGGCGTTCGCATCAACACGCTGCAGCCGGGCGAAAAGGCGACGCTGACCAAGCCGGAGCACCCGAACGCCAACTTCGAGGCCTTCGTCAATGCGGCGCTGCGCAAGGTCGCGAGTGCGATCGGCGTCACCTACGAGCAGCTGACCATGGACTGGAGCCAGGTAAACTATTCGTCGGCGCGCGCGGCACTCCTCGAGATCTGGCGCGGCTTCACCGCCAAGAAGGGCGGCTTCGCCTCGCAGTTCATGGCGCCGATCTATCGGGCATGGCTCGAGGAGGTGTTCGACAAGGGCCTGATCGAGCTCCCGGCGGGAGCCGTTCCCTTCGAGCTGAACCCGGCAGCATGGTGCCATGCGGACTGGATCGGCCCCGGCCGAGGCTGGATCGACCCGCTGCGCGAGGCGCAGGCCGCTAGCGAGCGGTTAGCCGGCAATCTGACCACGCTCCAGCAGGAAGCGGCCGAGCAGGGGCGGGACTGGAAGATGGATGCGCAGCAGCGCGCCCGGGAACGGGCCTTCTATGAACGGCTCGGCCTAGATCCCGACCCGGGCAAACCCGAGGCCAGATCGCAGGCGAGCGCCGCTCCGTCGGCGGAGCCGGGCGACGAAACCGAGGAAGAGGTCAACGGACGGACCTCGGCGCGTCGGCACCCTGCCGGCATCCCGCGGATATCCAGAAGGGAACCGGCATGAGGAACTATCCCGAAATCGCCAGCCGGATGTTCGGCACGCCGCTGATGCTGCATCCGTCGAAGGGCGACATCATTGCTCGTGCCTTCGGCCCGCGCGTGCTCGGCAGCCCGGACGCTCCGGCGCATGTCGCCGGCGGCGAAGAGATGGGGCTCCTCGGTGAGAAGCTTCGCAATGCAACCGACTGGGACGGTGAGCGAATCTATCCTGGTCCGGATCTTGTCGCGTCCGGCATTGCGCTGATCGAGATCGAGGGCTCCCTCGTCAACAAGGGCAAGTGGATCGGCAAATCCTGCGGCATGACCAGCTACGAGGCGATCGGAGTGCAGGTCCGTGATTGCGTCGAGCGCGACGACATCAAGGCCGTCGTGTTCGAAGTCGACAGCTACGGCGGCGAGGTGACCGGTGCCTTCGATTGCGCCGAGCAGATCTTCGAGCTTTCGCAGGTGAAACCCACCATCGCAGTCCTCACGGATCATGCGTGCTCGGCCGGTTATCTGCTGGCATCTCCGTGCCGGCAGCTGGTCATTCCCCAGACTGGTATTTGTGGCTCGATCGGCGTCATCTCGATGCATGTCGATATGAGCGCCTGGCTCGCGAAGGAAGGCCTGAAGGTCACGATCCTGAAGGCCGGCGAGCACAAGGCCGACTTCAATCCCTACGAAGCCATCCCCGATGATGTGCTTCAGCAGGAACTCGCCGAGCTCGAAGAGCTCCGCGTCGAATTCGCAGCCACCGTCGCGCGGTACCGTGCCGGCCGGCTGACACAGCAATCCGCTCTCGCCACTGAGGCGCGGGTCTATCGCGGACAAAAGGCGGTTGATGCCGGCCTCGCCGACGCGGTTGCACGCCCTTCGCAGGTTCTCGAAGCCTTCGAAGCTGAACTGAGCCGGACAGCCGGCTAACCCCAACATCAACTGGAGACGACGAATGTCGAACTTGACGCGTAGCAGCGCGCTCACGCGGAGCGTGCTCGCCGCAATTAGCGGCAAGAAGGGCTCCCGGCTGGAAGACGAGCGGCCGGAAGACGAGGAAGTGATCGAAACCGAAGAGGAGGACACCTCCGCCGAGGATAGCTCTTCCGATACGGAGAGCGAGACCGAGGAAGAGGACACCAGCGCCGAGACCGAGGAAGAAGAGACCGACGACGGCAAGACCTCGGCAAGCGCCGTCCGCCGTGCCGAGCAGGGTCGCATCCGCTCGATCCTCATGCATCCGAAGGCCGAGAGCAATCCCGGCCTCGCCGCCGAGCTTGCCTTCGGATCGAGGTTCTACTCGGCCAAGGAAGCGGGGGCGCTTCTCTCCTCCGCTTCCGCCGGCGGATCGCGCCTTGCCGGTCGGATGGCCGGTAAGAGCCCGACGCTCGGCGCCGGCACACCGGGCGGCGGCAAGGCCACCGAGAAACAGGCGGTGATCTCCGCCGTCCGCTCCACCATCCTGGCCCGTCACGGCCGTAACCGGAAGGATTCCTGATCATGGGAGAAGCCACCTTCGCCCCGAACGACCTGCTCGTTTCCGACGTGCCGGTCATCACCCGTAACATCACCGTCGTAAGCGGCCAGAACCTCAAGCGTGGTGCTGTCCTCGGCAACATCACCGCATCGGACAAATACACCCTGTCCGCTTCGGCCGCTGCTGACGGCTCGCAGACGCCCGCCCTGGTGCTGGCAACCGATTGCGATGCATCCGCCGGCGACGTCGTTGCCGCGGCTTACGCGAGCGGCGCCTTCGATTCGACGAAACTCATTCTGGGCGCCGGACACACGGCCGCTACCGTTGAGGCCGCTTTCCGCAAGGCGGGCGCTCCCCTCTACGTGCGCGTCCTGAAGTAAGCCCGAGACCGAAAGGACACCACACACATGGAAGAACTTCTCCTCTCCACCGCGGAACTCGTTGCAGTTCTGCCTCCCCGCGACCGCCCGGAAGCATTCCTGCGCGATCGCTATTTTTCGACCACGGTCCTTTCCGACATGGAACAGATCGTCTTCGACAAGATCCTGCCGGATCGCGAGCTCGCGCCGTTTGTCCATCCGGATGTTCCGGGCAAGGACTCGGCCAACCGCGGCTTCAAGGCGACCAGCTTCACGCCGGCCTATGTCAAGCCGCAGAATACGCTTCGCCCGGGCGGCAACATGATCCGCATGCCGGGCGAGCCGATCGGCGGCCGCAACTCGCCGGCGCAGCGCTACGCCTATAACCTGGCGACGATCATCGACGACCAGGACCAGCGGATCACCCGGCGCGAGGAATTCATGTGCTCGCAGGTCATCCGTACCGGCCAGGTGATCGTCGAGGGCGAGGACTATCCGACGCAGACCGTCAATTTCGGCCGTAATGCCGCGCTGACGATCGCACTCGCCGGCGCAGCACGCTGGGGCGAAGCCGGCGTCGATCCGATGGACAATGTCGAAGAGTGGGCGCAGCTGCTTTCCGATACCAGCGGTTTCACCGCTCGCGAGGTGCTGCTCGGCCCAGGCGCTGCGGGTTTCCTGAAGAAGTCGCAGCGGTTCCTCGAGGCGCTCGACAACCGGCGCCAGGATGGCGGCATCATGCAGCTGGGGCCGGTCAGCACCGGAGCGGAGAACAAGTATTACGCGGTTCTCGGCACCATCGGCGAGCTGACCTTCATCCAGTATTCGCAGCCCTATACGGTTGGCGGGGTGCGCAACAACTTCTGGCCGTCCATGGGCGTCGGGATCTTCG